AACGAAGATTACGCTGCGCTTGGGCATCAATATATTGTTCGCCTAAACGGTCACTTCAACAACGGTAATACTATCGCTGTTGGCACTTACGCAACAACTGGCATATAAGGGGGTTATAGAATATGGCTATTTCTCGCGCACAACTAGCGGCAGAGCTAGAACCCGGCCTAAATGCTTTGTTTGGGCTTGAGTATGATCGTTACGAAAACGAGCATGGCGAAATTTTTGACGAAGAAAGCTCCGACCGAGCTTTTGAGGAAGAAGTTATGCTCGGTGGTTTCGCGGCAGCACCACTTAAAGGAGAAGGCACTGCCATCTCGTTTGATGATGCTCGTGAAACATACACTGCTCGTTACACTCATGAAACTATCGCACTTGCGTTTTCAATTACTGAAGAAGCTATTGAGGACAATCTTTATGATCGTCTTGCTTCTCGCTATACGAAAGCACTGGCTCGTTCGATGGCTCAAACTAAGCAGATCAAAGCGGCTGCAATTCTGAACAATGCGTTCTCTGCTACGGGCGGTAACGCTCTTGGTGACGGCGCAGCACTTTGTTCAGCTTCACATCCGTCTTTGTCCGGCAACCAGACCAACCTTCTGACGACTGCGGCAGATCTCAACGAAACCTCTTTGGAGCAGATGTTGATTGATGTTGCAGGATTCACCGATGAACGTGGTCTTAAAATTGCAGTTCGTGGAACGAAACTTATCATTCCAAAAGAGCTTCAGTTTATTGCAGAGCGAGTTCTTAACTCAAATCTGCGTAGCGGAACTGCTGATAACGACAACAACGCAATGAAGAACATGGGCATGTTGCCAGACGGTGCAGTGGTTAACCACTTCCTGACTGACACAGACGCCTTCTTCATAAAGACTGACGCACCAAACGGCTTCAAGTTCTTTAACCGTTCACCAATTAAGACCGCCATGGAAGGCGATTTTGATACAGGTAACATGCGGTTCAAGGCCCGTGAGCGTTATTCCTTTGGCGTAAGTGATTGGCGTTCTGTGTTCGGTACTCCCGGCGCAGCGTAAATCAGGTCATCTTGACAAATTAAGGGGCAGCTTCGGTTGCCCCTTTCTTTTTTATTGCTCCTGTTGTATTGTTATCTCATCCCTGACAGTTGCATTGGGCGACTGACTTAACCCTGACAGGAGATTCTCATGGGTAATTCTACGTTTAGCGGACCAGTGCGTTCAGAAGGCGGCTTTCAGGTTGTTTCTAAAAATGAAACAACTGGTGCTTTTACAACTGTAGCGAACACGGCTTCAACAGGCATTGTAACAAACAAATTCGTAAAGCACGTTGGCTTTGCATCTGGAGTTACAGTAAACACAACCGCAGGCGACAGCCCCACGATTGGTGAGTTCACACAGCCCGCCGATACAATCATCACTAACATTAAGATTTTTTGTGACGTTGCTCCAGTTATTGGGGAAGGTGATATTGGTTACGAAGTTGGTACATCGTCTTCTGGCTCACAAATTGTTGCGACTCAGGCAGACGAAATCTTGGATGCTGGTACAACCGTTGTTGTACACAACGTAACGGTGACTGCATTAGTTCTTCAGACGCAAGATGGCACTACAGCGCCAGCCTCTGTTCAGTATACAGACGCCGAAAGAACTATCTTCTGCAACATCACTAATACAGTTAATGCGACAACAGCAGGATCGTTCACATTTATCATTGAGTACGTTCAGATTGCGTAATTATTAATTTGGTGGGGTTAACGCCCCACCCTTTATTATAGGAGATTAATATGGCAAACTCTGACGTACAAGTCCGATTTATCCGAGACGAACAGGCGGCAGACCCAAACGGTGTTTCAACGATAGCCGCTGTTGGTAACAACGCCGCATTAACAATTAACGGGGCATTGGCTTCTGGCGGTAGCGTTACAAACGCTTCAGGCAGACAGGTAACAATCTTGTCCGCAGGCGACGATGACGGTATTTCGTTTACCATAGTAGGGACTGATGTAAACGGCGATTCTCTTACTGAAAGCCTTACAGGGGCCGACGATGGAACCGCAACTAGCGCTGGTTTTTTTAAAACTATTATAAGCATAACCGCCGTTGGTGATCCTGCCGGAAATGTAACTGCGGGTATTAACGGAAACGCTGCTGATGTTGTCTTTGCGGGTCGAACTCGTTTTAAGGGTTATTCAATTGTTTCTGGCGGCACGGCTGGAGAGTTAGATTTTCTTAACAGCGGTGTATCTGGAACTTCGTTTTTTAAAGCGCGTACTCTTGGAACAGACAATACAACACAGCATTATCATATTCCTGACGAAGGCGTTCTATTTAAAGATGGTTTCTATGTAACGTTTACCATTGGAACGGTAGACATGATGAACTTCTTCTTCGCATAGGAGTTGCCTGTGGGCGATAAACCGATCAAGCGCAACAAGACTAATTACCGTCCCACTAAATCTGGGGCGGGAATGACTAAGAAGGGCGTTGAGGCTCACCGAAAAAAGAACCCCGGATCTAAACTGAAGACCGCGGTTACTGGTAAGGTTAAGGCCGGAAGTAAAGATGCCAAGCGCCGCAAGTCTTATTGCGCCCGTTCTTTGGGCCAGATGAAAAAGTTTCCAGAGGCTGCAAAAGATCCTAACAGTCGTTTGCGCCAAGCTCGTAAAAGATGGAAGTGTTAATATGACAATAAGCCGTGGTCAAATGAACAAACAAATCACTACTTCTCCTCGCAAAAAAGTCGCTATGCCTAGAGGCTTGAGTTATTTTAAAAACGGCGGAGAGTCTTCAAAAAAGTCTAAGGGCAGTAAAATCTGTCCTTCTGGAAAAGCTTGGGCAAAGAGAACATTTGATACATATCCTTCGGCGTATGCAAACATGGCCGCGTCCAAGTATTGTAAAGACCCAAACTACGCTAAGAAAAGTAAAAGGAAAAAGGGATAATGCTAAGTAAAGGTAACAAACGAAAAGTTAAGAAGGTTGTAAAGGGTTTAAAAAAAGCTTCAAAGCTTCATGCTGGACAAGCAAAAACCCTAAAAACAATGCTGCGTTCTCCTAGAAAGAAAAGTTAAATGGGCGAGCTAAAGAAATGGCGCGAACAGAACTGGGTTCGAATAGGCTCTGACGGGTCTATTAAGGGACCTTGCGGCACTTCTAAAGACAAGAAAAACCCTGACCGATGTTTACCTAAAAGCAAAGCTATGTCTCTTTCTAAAGAAGAGCGCCGCGCAACTGCTGCAAAGAAGAAACGTGCAGGCTCAAAAGGCCAACAGGTTGTAAAAAACACAAAGGCTGCTACCGTTACAAGTATGTCTAGAGGGGGTGATCCTTCTGCAACAAGAGCAAAAAGACCTTTTAATGGTAAGAAAATTCCCGGAACTGTGGTAGCTAGAGGTTGTGGAAAAGTATTAACCAGTAAACGCAAACGAACAAAAGGATCTGTTTCATGAAAAAGATGAAGAAAAAAGGCTACGCTAAAGGCGGAGCGATGATGAAGAAAAAAGGCTACGCTAAAGGTGGCGTAGCAAAAAAGAAGCCTGTTGTTGCAAAGAAAGCCGCTGGTGGAGTTATGAAGAAAAAAGCTGGCGGCGCGATGATGAAGAAAAAAGGCTTTGCTAAAGGCGGCGTAGTTAAAAGAAAGAAAAAGTAAATAAATGCCTTTTTTACAAAGTAATATACCGCACTTTAAGTGTTGGGTTCGTCGTGAATTTACGGTCAATCATGAGCGTTATCACGGCGAGTTCCTTCACGCTATGGTCATTGCCGTAACAACAATGCCCAACCGTTGTTTAAGCTTTCAAGTAATCTTTACGGGTTGCGAAGCTGATGAGGACGGCGATGCTAATGTTCACGGTGGTGCAATGTGGGCTCGTATGCCTATAACGGCCTTGGTTGCAGATGAGTCTTTCGAAGAGTGGCCCAAGCCTATGGCGGTACACGAGACTCAACCTTGGGATTGTCCTTCACATACACATGCGGTGTATACTTTAGAAAGAGCTACTCCTTGCCCTTGGATGGCGAAGATAGACGGAAAATTCTTTCCAGCAAAGTATATGTTTACGGTTGATTATACCGACACCGACGTTGCAGATGACCCCGCTCAACACAAACAGGCTCATGTAATGCAGTTACTAGACGCGGGCGAGTGGACGGGTAATATTGTTGCGTTACCTAACAATCGTGTGCGAGTAACTCACCCTGCGTGGTTTGAAACCGGGGAAGGCGCTCCAGACTTCAAACCTTCTCAGCATGTACATTATTCTAAATCTGATTTAGACTATACATTAGATGTAACCCAAATATTTGACAATATTTACAGCGAGGAATGAGATGGCGGTTTCTAATAGCGTAGATTTTGATCTTGATGTAGCTGATTATATTGAAGAAGCTTTTGAGCGGTGTGGCTTAGAGGTTAGAACGGGTTACGACCTTAAATCCGCCAAACGATCTTTAAACCTGATGCTTGCCGAATGGGCTAACCGGGGTTTAAATCAGTGGACTATTAAGCAGGTATCTTTGCCGTTAGTTACAGGTATTGCTGATTATCCTGCCGGAATATTAAATATGACAGTAGGGACTGTTAACGCTTTTAGATTGGGTGAAAATATTACAGGTGTAACAAGTGGTGCTACTGCTTCACTAACAAGTGCTACTTCTGCTACTGTTTTTGCTATAACTATACCTTCAGGGACATTTGTTGCGGGTGAAACTATTGTAGGTGAAACAAGTGGTGCTAGTACAACTGTAACTTCTGCGGTAGATTTTTTTAACGTAAGAAGCAATATAGATATTTTGTCTGTGGTAGTTCGGCGGGACGGGACAGACTTTGCTTAGTCAAGGTTAAGTAGAGATGACTATATTAATATTCCTAACAAGACCACTCAGTCTCGTCCTAATCAGTTCTTTTTAGATCGTCAGGTTACGCCGATTTTAAGGATTTGGCCTACTCCAGAAAACGACACTGATGTTATTTTTTACAATGCTCTTACACGCATGGACGATGCCGATACCTTTATAAACAATATGGACATGCCGTTTAGGTTTTATCCATGTTTGGCCGCAGGGTTGGCTTATTATATTTCGGTAAAGCGGGCTCCTAATCGTGTTCAGATGTTAAAAGCTATGTATGAAGAAGAGTTTGAACGCGCTATGACTGAAGATCGTGACCGGGCATCGTTTAACGTTGTTCCGAAGTACGATTATTATAGGGTAGGCTAATGGGTAAGTTTGCAATAGGCAAAAACGCTTTTGCAATTTCTGACCGATCCGGTTTCCGGTATCGTTATAAAGACATGCGCGAAGAGTGGAACGGTCTGCTTGTTGGCAGAGATGAGTTTGAAGCTAAACAACCTCAACTAGGGCCTTTTCGCAAAGCCACAGATCCCCAAGCCCTTAAAAATGCCCGTCCAGATAAAAAAGAGGTCTTAGACGTTTATGTCGGGATTCCCTTAGTAGAAGCACCGCAGCCCAGACCAACACGGGCGTTTGGTTTTGCAGGAGTTGTTACGGTGGTTACATCATGAGCTATACTTATACTACATTAAAACAGGCCATACTGGATTACACGGAAAACGATGAAACAACGTTTGTAAGTAATCTTCCTGTTTTCATTAAAAACACAGAAGAGCGTATCTTAAAGAACGTTCAATTAAGCTTGTTCCAAAAGAACGACGCTGGCGCAATGTCTGCTTCCAATAAGTTCTTAGGGGTTCCAAGCGACTTCTTAGCGCCGTTTGCTTTGTCTTTCACCAACAGTTCTGGCAACGTTGTGTTCTTAGACTTCAAAGACTCTAACTTTGTGCAGTCTTTTAACCCAGATGCTACAGTAACGGGCCCTCCTCGTTACTATGCTCAGTATGACCTTAACAATTTGATTCTAAGCCCCACTCCGGACAGTGGCTATGCGGCTGAAATACATTATTTCTACCGTCCAACCAGCTTGACCAAAAGTCAGACTACGTTTTCGGTGGCTTATACTGGTGGAACTGTTTTTTCTCCGGGAGAAACAATAATTGCAACTCCTGCGGGGGCAACTTCTTCTACTGAAAACTCTTCTTTTATCGTTACCGGGACCACCGGAACGGGTAACACAACCTTAACCGCTAACTTTCCTGCGGGTTTGACGGATGCTTACCCTAGAGGAACGGCCGCTTCTGGAACAGCTTTGGTTGGAAACACCAGCGGCGCTGTTGCGGTAGTTAACAACGTTCCCAGCGGAACAACTTCCGAAAAGATAGTGCCTGACATTACTACAACGTGGATCAGTGAAAATGCAGATTTAGCAATTTTGTACGGAAGCTTG